GATTGGAGCGACTGGGGATCCTTTGAGATCTTGTGGTCGGATCATTGGTATTTCTACTGCCACGTAGATGAGGACTTCGACCCCTACAACGGCAAGATTTACGGACCAGGTCGGGCCCACTGGGTGCTCCGCAACATGCGAACGAAGCGAGATATTTGGTGCTCATTCCATCAGATCAGCAAGATCAAAAATTGGTGGACTGGAGCAGTAAATCGTCTGCGCGGGAGTTGAACCCGCATCGCCTTGTCCGGCTGAAAGCATTGCGTCCAATGCCCAGCACGGGGGCCGCCTTATCCGTTAGTTCGTAGCAGACGAGAGGGCACCGCCAGGAATCGAACCTGGCATTCTGGGCTATCTGCCCAACGTGTATCCAACACCAAGGTGCAGAAGAGGCCGAAGCCTCATAGGAAACGAGGGAGTTCCTTGTCTTTCGTTAGTTTACCCATCATTTCCTCGATGGTGTCTAGGGATTCGAGGCGGCAGAGGATGTCGGTCAGGGTCGAAATGATGACCGGATTCTCAGTCCGTGCCGCAAAAGCTAGGGCTTCGCGTAGTTGAGCGGCTGCTTGGTTCGTTGCTTCTTTGACCTGGGTGGAGAGGGACATTTCAGACGGCTTGGTCTTCCTAACTATAGGGCTGATTAGTAACATTGGTGGTCGGTCTCTACGACATAAATATAGTTTTACAGTTTTTTCCAATTTCGGAAATCGTAGAGACCCAACAAAATTGTTCGGCTTATACCTTAATCTGCTGTTAACCGCCGCCTTCTTTCGTAGACCAGCGAGTAACTTGGCACCAATTGAGCTGACACTGGAGCCAAACCCGTATCCTGTGACAACTCTGTCTTCACCCTGTCCTTGTCAGGAAGATCCTCTTGCTTAACTTCAACAACAGTATCGTCTTTCAGTCGCGTAATTGTCGTTGTCTTTCTTAATCCGAACTCGACTCTTTCTTCCTCATTCCATCTATCGAAATTGTCGACAAATCTAGGCTTTGTTCTCTTTATTGTCGCCTGATATTTGACACCAGTGGGGTTATTGTCGATCAAATCTTGTTGATAAGCGAACTTAATAATCGACACCAACTTTTCTCTATTCTTTTTCCATGCATCAAGGTTGTCTTTTATTTCAGCCATCTCAGTTTGCAATGCGTCTATATAAGTGTCGCAACGTTTAATCAGCTCAATAATTGCATCAAACTTGGAGGCTTGTCGACTTGCTAAATCGCCGAGATGCCTTTCCAGTTCAGCTTTCTCATCTTCCTCAATCTCTGGTAGATCGCGAAGAAAATTGAATTGCTGGATCGATTCCGAGAGTTGAACGTAGGTACGTGAGTCGGGCATGGTGGTGTGTGCGTGTGTGGTTGATCAACCTTTACCTTGGCCGCGCATCGGTTTTTCGCGGCGCTTGGAGAAGGAACCGCGTTTGCGGCGACCGTCTCCGATGGATGTGCGCTTGGGGACGCTTTCTTTGTGCTGGATTCCGGTGGGGGATTTTTTCGCCATCGTAGGGGCGTTGTGGGTGTGCCGCAGAATTCTACACCTTTGGCTAACCCTGTCAACACTTGACTGTTAATGTTTTCTTTGTATTACTTAATACGCATTCAAAATGTTCGATGACTAGAATAGCGATTATGCTCAACATTTATGTCTAATTTTGAGCTTGTAGAGCTACCTTTCCAGCCCGAAGATTTTGAAGCTACTCTCGAGGATGAGTTCCTGCTCGCCAAACTCACCCGAGAGATTGAAGCTGTAACAGACATTGAACAGCTCCGTTACGGTGCATTGAAGCTTTTGCAGCTGGCTGTGCAGCGTCAAGGAATGATTCGTGGACTGTGCAAACGGCTTGCTGGACTGGAGTCAAACCTTATTCGTCAGAAGTACGAAGATTAAAAAACCGCCCCCGAAGGAGCGGTTGACGGTTCACCATCGGGATTCCGGTGTCAGTCTAGGCTGACTTCACCTGTTTCTTCATCCCGCGCACCAAACAGGGCTTTTGTACCGCGACCACCCTCGACAGGGGGGAGTGCCCAATCCATCCCAGGCTTAATCGCGTGATATCCAATCTCTTTGCTGCACTGGTCAAAAAAGGACTTGGCGTAAACCTCAGGCGGACAGGTCGACCACACAGATTCGACGAAATCGATATCTTCTTCTGCTTTCGGGAAGAATTCTTCGATTTTTTCTGCGGTCGGAACCACCCACTTCTCGGGATAAGCAATCCAGCTTTTTGCTTTTTCACCACCGTACAACTGAGAGCCGAAGGTGGGTGTGAAGATTGCAGCAGCTGCCTGCTTGGGGTCGAAACCAGCCGCAGACTTGAGACCCATGCGGTCGGCAAAGGCTGATTCCAGCTGCTCGATGAAGGTACCGTATGCCTCGCAGAACATCTTGGAGGCCCCACCGTGGATCGAAAGGATCAGCGGTTTCTTGTGTACGGCAACACCATCAGCGTTGACGAGGAAAATCAAGACCAGACGACGGCGCTTATAGGGGCTGGGCTTACCAGGGTTTGCCGCTTCAAAGTCGTCGTACAGGAACGAATCCCTGGGGTAGATCCCTTCAATGCCTCCTTTATCGGAGTTCTCAATGAAAGTAACATTTTTGTTAAAGCCACAGTGGATGACAACCATGCGAGGCGTCTTAAAGAAGATTCCACTGTTCTTATCTCCGTTGTTGTACGTGTGCTCGTACAACTCGGCTTTGGGGAAGTCTTTGACGTTGCCAGACCAGCCGATGCGGGCCAGAGCAGTGTCTTTCAGGAAGAGACCACACTGGGTCTTTTCATTAAGGAGCTGACAGTTTACCAGCTCGCGCATTTCACCTTGGTACTTTTCAGTATTTAGGTAACGGTCGAGAACAGAAGCCATTTCAAAAGGTTCAAAGGACAGGCGGTTTCCACCACCACACACAACAATAGCCCCCGCCCAGCAGGATGGACAGGGGCCAAAGCATTAGATTTACTTATAAGTCAGAAGGGGAGTCCGTCACCCATCGAATCCCCTACAGCAACGGGTTCCTGCTGCATTGGGAGACTGTTGGACAGCTTTGGAGACCCTGGCGCAGGTGCATCCTTGGGTTGGTTCTTGCCGAAGATGGAGTATTGTCCAGCCCGTACCCTTACTTGGTAGGTGGCACGTTGGGAACCATCTTGAGCCTTCCAGGTATTGTAGCGAAGGCTACCGGACATGGCGACCTGCCTTCCGACATACAGAAGAGCTTCGAGCCTCTTGGCATCATCGCCCCATGCCTCCATACGGAAGCCCATAGAATCCTGCCAACTGTGACCGAGCAGTTGCTGGCTCGGGGCTTTGCACATCAGAGAGAACGTGAACAGTTCCTCCAGTTTTTTCTCTGCGATGTAACCGACACCGCCTGCAAGGTTTACCTGGTTAAGGCTTACGCTCTGCGGAATGACCTGGAAGGGCTGAGTTGGTACGACATACATTTTGTAGTCGTTCCGGTTTGGGTACATACGACCGCCTACCAGCAGCTGACACCCAGGGGTGAACACGTCGAAGGACTCACCGGCTGCCTTGTTGGGGACAACGATCAATGGGATGGCCGGATTCTTCCCGCTTGCCGGGATTGACATGTTCATAAAACGAAGACCGCCGTCGGTAAAGGTTTCTCCGGCGTAGGTCACGGAGGCAAGAATGAGGTTCATGGGGGTCAGGTGGGGTCAATGACTTGGTAGTGTACGCCAGCCTCGGCGAGTAGTTTGCTGGCCAGGACAAAATTTTTGATCCATCGCTCCGGAATCACACTACCTCCGGAAACATAAACAGCCGTAATCCCAGCGTTGATGAGTACGGAAGCGCAGCGACTGCATGGAGAAAACGTCACATATGCGGTGCAGTTTTCTGTGCTGACGCCGTGTAATGCAGCGGTTGTAACTGCATTAACTTCTGCGTGAACAGTAATTTCATACTTCTGTTCACGGTCCATCAGACGATCAAAACTGTCGCTGATGTTACGGGGGAAGCCATTAAATCCGGTGGAGATTACGCGGCGATCACGAGCAAGAACACAACCTACGGTCGTAGACGGATCTTTGCTCCAGGTCGAAACTTCGTGCGCTAATTTGAGAAAGCGGACGTGCCACTTTTCCTCTTGCGGTTTCATTTAACGAAGGCCGCCTCCAATCGGTTCAGGATTGCGTCTTCGATCGCCACTTGTCTCGTGTATAAGACGTGAATGAGATCGTGGAGATTGTCAGCCATCTCCTGAAGCTCCTCCATAGACATGTCTTGGAGAGAGGCTTGGATGTCCTTGATGCGCTTGGGTTCCATGGTGTTGCGCGTGAGCAAGACCAGTGTACTAGGTTCTTGTAGAATTGCAAGAGAAGAAAATCTTAAATCATGCGGTTCGCTGGCACCATCCTCAAGTTACCGTTCAAAGAACAAGAGACCCCGTTTCCAGGGGAATTCAAAAACCCAACGGGCCCCGGATTCCAATATAAAACTCCACTTGAGATGTACGAATCGATACCAAGTTTTCAAGTAAATCCGCAGCAGCCAGGATTAATTCACGCTTTCCCTCGTAGTGTTACCGATAAATTTCTTGAAGATTACAAAAATCCGTTAGCAGCTCCAAGCACTGATCAATATATCTTTAATCGCTTAATTCACGATCGAGATCAACCCTTTCCAGTAACTTGAAGTTAAATATTAATCGCGATGCCTGAATCTACTTTTTTCAACCCTCTGATAACGCAGAAAAGCAAGCCGGTAGACTTCCTTATACTAAGTAATTTTTAAAATGCAAACCCCCTACTACGATTTAGCCAAGAAGTCTCAGTTCAATCAGCCCGAGACCCCAGAGCCGGACAGTATCGAAAAAGACTTTTTGGATAGTTTTATCGAGGATAACGCATTGAAAGATGTGACTCAACCAGTAGATGACGGAACCAGATATAGCGAATATCGGAAGTATTGATTAATGGGTCTGTTCCCAGTTTGCCCCCGATCTAGATTCGCCCGTAAATGGGCACAGCAGTTGAAAATATTGTCCCGATTTCTCGATTGCCTTAATTGATATTTTCTGGGTAATTTCAACATATTCAGGTTTAACAGCTACCTGGTATTCGTCGTGAATATTCGCACAAAATCCAAAGTCGACAAAATATTTCAAGCCTGTACTGATCAAATCTTTATAAAAAATGCAGGTAGCTTTTTTCATGATCACGGCTCCCGTGCTTTGCAAAAGCTGATTTAACGCCGAATGCCTGGAGCGGATTTGAAGATGCCTACCATCAAGTCCAACCAAATATCCGCGATCAGTGATTCGCTCGTCGACTTTATCTTTTAACTTTTTAATAGCAGGCAAGTTTCTATAAAATGTGTCGATGGTTTTCTTTCCAATTTCATATTGATCATTTTCAGGCAAAGTTATATCTATGACGCTTCCCACTTTTTTAGCACCGGCCCCATATAGCAGGGCATAAATTAAACGTTTTGAGAGATCTCGCGTTGCTTTTGTTATATCTCCGTTTCCATCATAGATGCCAAAAAGTTTTGCATTGTGTGTATGAATATCGAATCCATCAGTACTAACAAGATTTGCATATTCTCCGCCATCAAAATGAGCAAGCCATGCTCCCAGAGCTCTTAATTCAAGACCAGATGCGTCAGTACCAATTAGAACCCATCCCTCCGGTGCCGTAAACAATGCGCGACATTCCGCACCATACGCATGACCGACTGATGGTACTTGGGCCATGTTCGGAGAGACGTGAGAGCACCTTCCACTCACACAGGCGTTGGTCTTAACTCCTCCATGGATGCGACCGTCTCCGAATTTTCGACAATGTTTAAGCCACGCCTCCTTTCCTTCGGCGATCTGACCTAAACGTTTATTCAATAGTTGATATTCAGCAAGGACCTTAGCTTCTGGATACTTTTCTCCAAGGAGTTCGAGCACATCGTCATCCACCTTAACGTTTCCTTTCTCCGTTGTAGAAAAGGTGATTTCGGGATAACGAGCCTGTAACCGCTCTGCAGTTTGCTGTCTGGAAGCGGGGTTGAAAACAGTGACTTTATCTTTGAGCCTATTCCCTGTCTTAGCGGAGACTCTTTCTTCGACAATAGGTGGAAATATTTCCTGCAGCTGATCGTCGATTTCAGCACGCCGAGCCTTGAGGGTGTTAACAAGTGCGAAGGCCGCTTTCTCATTGAACGGAAATCCAAACTCTTCTTGGAGAGCCATGACTTTAGCAAACTCGTGCTCCAGTTCATGACACCTGGGATCCAGCGACTGCGTCAAGAAGTACCTATATAGTTCAGTTGAAACCGCCACGTCGCCGATACAGTAAGTTTGCATCTCCGGCGTCCATTTCTCCCAGACATTATCTACGTCAGGATCCTTCTTGGTTTCTTCCTTGAATTTAATTTTTGATACACCGAGGCGTTCGCCCCAGGCCGCAAGCGAATGTCGCCCCCTGTATTTCTTATCGATGTGAGCAAACTTTTGATCATCAACCGGCTCAAGCTCTGGCCAGAGAACCCGACTAAGGATCAACGTGTCTACAACGTCGCAATCTGATCTCATAGTGAGACCGGGATAGATCTTCTTGAGGGCTCGAAGGTCGAAGTTGATCAGGTTGTGGCCTACCAGTTGCATTGCGGCTTCGACTAACTTGAGCCCCTCCTCGATCGGCTTATACCCAGGCTGATCAGCGCAACTATGAATCTCATCTGTATCAAGATCGCGCAGGACGATACAGTGAACCCGATCCATCTCGTGGAGCAGGCCGTTCGATTCGAGGTCAGCGACGAGCCGCATGCCGTGGATCAGTAGAAGCGCTTGTACAGCCTAGCAACGTTCGTGATCTCCAGACCATTTGCCAAACCTGAATTTTTCAGGCGCTCACGGATGTTTTTGGCTTCCGTGAGATCCGAAACACAGATGGAACGATTGATATCCTTGGTGGTATCGACGTTGATCAGAACGACGCCGTCTTTGTGTTCATTCAGACACAAAACCTTATCGAACTCCGGCGAACAAAGAACGTAGCCAGTCTGCATATCAACCTCGCAACGATTTGTGGTCAGGAATCGCCCTCATAATGAAGATGTCCAGGGCAATGTGCAGGAATAAGGGCACCATTTGCATAGCGCATTCAGGCAGACCACCGAACAAGGCGGACAGCTTATCACTCAAGTCAGTTCGATGAAGTTCTTCGAACTCAATTGACAGCATTTGCGCTACATTTAGGATGAAGTCATCAGGATCTTCATCCTGGTGCTTAAGTTGTTCAACAATGTTCCAGAGTTCTGGATCCTGTTGAATCATGAAAAGCAATTCTTCCACGAGGGATGACATACAGGGTTCGCCGCAAGTTTACCTCCTCCACATTTCGTGTCGAGGGGCAACTTTGTAAAGTTTTTCTTGAGCCTGTATTCGAGTACTCCCCTGGTTATTGGATCTGGAATGTCGGCTTTGCTGTTGGTAAGTCCAGACGGCAGTTGAACGATTGGTACTGGAGGCGGAAAAATAAACGTCGTCGTTCCTTGATCAGTCGAATCCCAGGCCGCTCTGGAATAAAAGCGATCCGACGTGGGTTTGAAGAAGTGTTAAGACTGCGATGGAACATTGAGCCTGGCGACGGTTTGATTATAGATTCAACGTCAGCACATCCTGACAAGCAATTCCATGCGTTTAGTCGTTGGCACAGATACCACCCCGAGTGGGTCATCGACTACCACAAGAAGGAATTTATTTGGTATCGACCGCCTTACAACGAGGATCCGATCAGGCAGACATTTGACATTATCCCCGCGATTCCGCCCGATCCTTTGGCTAATACTGTTGAACAGCGTTATTTTGATTGTTTTCTTGTTCGGTTAAAAGACCGGCGTACTGCTCTATCCATGGATGAAATGCAGAGTCTATTAGGCCAGGTTCTATCCAGTTAGTCAGTACTCGGATCCCATCCTTCACCGATTCCAGAGATTCTTCGGTGTTTTGCTGGAGCAGATCGAGCATGACAGCCTCGAGCCAGCGGTTTGGTTCTCGCTCGGGATCCAGGTATTTCACTCTAATTCGATGACGACTCGACGCAGTCTACCCTTGAGATCGCGTTGTTCGTAAACGGTGAACTCGCCGTCTCCGACTTCCGTATTAAATCGAGTGTATAGATTCCAGCTCGGGAGCCGAACGGCACCGGCTTCAGAAACACCGAGATAAGACGGGTCCATAACAGCGATCTGACCGGAATCACAACTGATGCATCCTATTAATTTTGGGTCTGAGAGGACGGCCACGGTACATGTTTTTAAGCGTATTTATCCTATTATAACGACGGCCCGAAGAAGAGCGATTGTCAGGGCCTTATTACCGGGGAGACGTGATTTCTATCGCTTCTCACGTCTGGCGACTGAAGGGCCGTGCCTTTGATCAGGGTGCGGCTCCACCCCAAACTTAACAATTATTTAATGTTTATTGTTTCCGTATAAACAACTACAGTTTATATAAAAGAATAGAGTTGATTGTACGTGGTTATTACCATGACTCAATTAACTTATCGCGGTTGCAAGTATTTTAAAGAAGAAGAAGCTGAACAGAATCGTCAGTGGTGGAACTTGGCGCACCATGCGAATCGCTGGCTTCGTTATCGGGGAAATCAGTACCGCCCCATTCAGACTGGCGGCTTGGTTCCTGTCAAAGTCTCTTGATGAGGAGACCAGAGATCCAGAATCACTGGGTTTAAAGATGGGTCGGCCCACCTTCTCTGGTCTTGCTTCATCGGGATCGTCTTCCGCTTCCACACGGAATCCCTCGAAGTAGCTAGACGAGGACTAGCTACGAACTCGTGGCCACGAGTGGTCTGCAGAACCAGGACGAAATTATCATCCCTTTGACCCTGCCGTCAAGACCTGCTTCTCCTTCAGATCTCCCACTCAACCTCGGCACCACCCAGGGCTTCTGCAATCGAAGGAAACTGACCGCAGAAAATCGTTTTGATGTCTTTGGCGACTTTCATGTGCTCGAATTGAGTGCCGTGCTTCTCCCGGAGGGCCAGGTAGGTGATCCAGCTCCTGACGCTGCCGTTCATGTAGAGGCGGGTCGGTGAAGCCAAAGGAAGGACCCCCCTGGCGCATTCTTTCGCGATGCCCTCACTGATCATCTCTTTGTAGAGGTGCTCGGCGTCCTCGAAGACCTGGCTGATCCGGCGGTAGAAACCACTGACTTTTTCTGCGTCCAGGTCGTCTATAGAATTTTGACGGTTTTTTTGATCCTGCCTACGAAGGTGTGGGATCTCAGCGTTACCTAAAACACTGATATCCTGATACCTTTGGGACATTTCCTGAAAGGAAAAAGATCTGTGGCGAATAATTTGAGCCGAGATTGCGCGTGTAGTGTTAATTTCCACGCACATGTTTGCCATTTCAAAGATAGAGAAGTGCTTGTGCTTTAGACAATACTTGAGAAGCTTGGGGGCTGTCTCGTAATTGTCTTGATTCTGTGGCGATGACACCCTGGCGCAGTACGAAATGACGTTCTCCGCGTCAGGTGTGACCCAAACCAATTTAATTGATTTCATTCCTCGCTCTCCATCATTGCTTCAATGTCGGAGGCAAGCATGGATTCCAGGCAGTCTCGCATCTCGATAATATCTGCACGAGTTAGAAACTCAAACGTGACGCAGAGTCCGCCGCTTGAAGCTGTGAATGAATACTCATCACTGGCAGCATCAAATGAGCCGCAACATTGAACCGAAAGTTCTTCTGACATGGGAGAAATGGTGTTAGCGATTGAGGCGATCATGTTGCTTTAAAGCATCAAAAATAAGCTTTATGTTGCCTTCAGGAATCAAATTCTTTAAAGGAAAAGTATTCATAAATTTCACCCATTATGCATTCTTCTATGTGCTCAAAAATTGAATCTTCACCAGGATTTTCGACGTACTTAAAGGCACGTCGATAGCCTCGTTTGATTCCATTCTCGATACAATCTCGAAGAATTACACTTGCTTTGGGTTCCATCTTAATCACCAATCGCGCCGATGTATTCATCACGAACTTTTTCAAATTCGTGCTCATGAACGAGACGCATTTGATCGTGGTGCGATGGTGTTTTCAGTCCATCCCACAGAACTTTGACAAATTGGCGACCAATGATGCCTCGCTTTGGTGTTTTGATTGGCTTGACGTACGTATCGACTACGACGCCAAACCTTTGAGTTTTGTAAACCTGGATTCGATTGAGGACCTCATGCCTCAAATTCGGAATTGCAGTCGCCTTGGGGCGCTCGGCAACTCGATCCCCCGCCTGAAACTTCGGTGTTTTTGATTTTTTCGAGCTCATCGAGGTAGTTTTGTAGAAGGTCGCAAAACTCATCCGAGGTCATTCCATTAAGGAAATTCCACTGGGGGTGAGTGTTTTCATCCCAATCAAGGGTGATGATTCCAGCCTCTTCATCGAAGCTGACGGAGAGGCCGGAATCGTTTGTGGTGTCCATAGCAGTGGGAAAGCTGCTTGGATTGTACGTCAGCCGTACTGTTTCAGCCAGGATCCGACGGTTGTTTTACCAACACCGAGACAATCAGCGATTTGTCTGTGTGTTTTACCTTCCTTTCGCATCTGGACACAGATGTCAATTTGACGCTGTTTCAGATACGTAGAAGGATCCTCCTCAATGTCGGGCTCGTCCGCAAAAAACGGGTGCTCCACTGGGGCAGGCTCGTCGCTGATTCCGAGAACGTGAACAGTTCTGGCACCTGGATGAAGCGCTTTGGCTGTGTCAATCGCTTCAATTCCGTTCTTCGCCACAACCTCGGTTGTCTTGGGGTTGCCATCACCAAAGGCGATGCAGACCCTGTAGTTTTTCTTCGTGATCATTGAACGTGCTTCCAGGAACGGCCTTCAATGATCTTCATCACCGTGGTGAAGTGGACGTTCAGCCCCTTCGCGATCTCTTTCGAGACAGCGTAGAGGCTGGAGAACTGCTTCATGTACTCGGGGTTCGACGTGAGCTGACGGATGCTGCGCACGTCTTCCTCGGTCAGCTTTGCCAGCTTGTGGTTTTCACCGACGCGACGATCACCCGTTTTGTTGAATGATGTGAGACGACGGGCGCGACGGGTCGTTTTGACCTTTGTCGTGGTGGCCACAGGGATGACGCTGTTGAGCGGAGCGGTGATCATGATCTGATCGTCGCCACGGGAGGCAGTCAGGACGAGACGGCCGTTCTGTACGTCGATGTTGGGCTTGTCCTCCGGGAGGATCTCGAGGGTTTGGATCGCGTGGAAATTAAAGGGACTCATGGTGTCAGACGGTAGTGTGCGCTTGGGCTTGGCCCGAAGCTTGACCACCATAGCCCATTTCCGCTAGATTGCAATGGGTCAAGTGGTTGACCTCATGGTGCAGGTTGGTGTAGCCGACACTGTGTGCGTGTGTGTTGGGGTCTGGGGTGGTGCCCAGGCCCCTCTACACCTTTACAATTTTTTACTTGCGCTGATCATCGATGCATTCCAGTTGATTCCTTCGGATAGCATCATCGATCAATTCTTGAACTCTTTGTTCTGTAGATTCATATTTAATGTACATAAATTTCGTTTAGACTAGCAATATTGAATAAGTGTTATGCCGGAATCCTCATTTTTCGACCCCATCATCATGGGTGGTGGATCTTCTAATCCGCCAGCCTCTCAGGCTGACCCGGCGTTTTCTGCGGGTTATCGTAATATTTACGGAACTCGCGTTGGTGGCAGGTATTCTCCAGTCTCCAACCAGGGAGAGTTAAACCTTCAATTCCCCATTGGCGACCATCAACGGCAATTCTTTTTAACGGGTGACGCTTACGTCCGACCTGGTTCTTCTAGGAACGCACAGGCCGACTATGGATTCAAGCTTGGTTTCAAAAAGAATATTGAACCAAGGGGTATGTCAGCTGGAGATGCTATTAACACTGTTCTTCAGCAGCAAATGGGTCAGCCACGAGAGGCCGGTCCTGTCTTGAATTCCGATAACAGAGAATCGTTCATGGGGAGCTTGACCCCGGAACAGTTGAAGCTCCTTTCACAAGAAGTGAAAAGGGTCAATCGAGATTACAAAGATGCTCAACTAGGCATTCGATCTGGCGCCGAAAAGTATGGATTTGATGTTGGGGTTGACGTGCGTAACATGACACCAATGGGCACACAAATGGGCACTGTTTCCGCCCCCGCACAGTTTCTGAATGAGTTTGTTGAAGACCGTGGCATGAAAAAATCGACCGCCCCGCTGAATCCAAACTTTAGAAGTCTTTCTCAATTTTAAATAGATAATCGGATTTTTTCCGATCTTCCTACGATTTATCGCCGCGATTCTCACTACGAGACCGCATCCTTAGGTTCTCTGGCTTGTTGTTTAGTGGGTTGCCGTCCTTATGGTCAACGTCACGGCCATCCCCTTTGCGTGCTTCCCCGTTTCGCTCTTTATATCGACGCGCTTTTACCCTGGCAGCCCGACGCTTGATTTGTTCGGGCGTACCGTGATACTCGTATTCTTTTTTGTAATCTCTTTCCATGACTACATTAAATAATCTCTTGGATCGACTTGTGGCTTCTTTTCTTGCATCCAAAAAGGAGTCTTAAATCCATCAACCGTTAGCTCCCCTGGCATGAACATTCCAGCCATGCGCGGCATATTTATTTGGTCCAATCGCTGCAGCAATTCTTGCCCAGCCCGATTTTCTGGTGAAGATCTCCAAATATCTTCATCCGTAATACTCGGATCATTCCACCAGCCCCAGCGGCCCATGGGGTTTTCAGGTAGAGCAGTTGGACCGTGACCAGGCTCACCCCAAGCCGGACGTTGCTGCCAATATGGGATACCTTTTACAGTCATAGTTTTAATGCTTCACTTATTCTAATCGACCCGATTCATTTCTTTTCTATATTCGTTAAACCCACGCATAAAGCAATCGGTTACGAATTGACCAAGATTCATATTTCCGGGAATTACGTTGGCTTCTTTTAGCCTCACCATTAGCTCAGAAACTTCCAGTCGCTGATCGTTTGTCATCGCAATCGGATGATAATGACGTACGGATTGATCGTTATCCATGGCCCGCAGGCTGATTTTAAATATCCTAGGACCGACAACTTCTAATCAACGGCTGCTTTCAAACAAGAAGAACTTCTTAACCTCTTTATCATCTGCGTTGATCAAATTAGCAATTGTCTTCAACTTCTTCTCTGCATTCAATGCACGAGTTGACCAATACACAAGGTGTTGATTGGTTTTTTCCAATTCAGTTTCCAGCGCCGTTTGGAACAGAGAGGAAGGGCTGATGTCCAGATCAGATTCCTGCCACTTGTCGTAAAGGGCCTCGGGGACAGATACGGACAGAACTTTTGCCATACAAAAAAACCGTGCTCCACATAGGATAACACGGTTTGCATAGCCTGCTAGTTGTTAGTCGTTGATTGCTATCCGTATGTTCTGCTCTGGCGTGACCGGGACTGGCTCACTGATGGCCAGGTTGGATGTTGCCAGGCGCATGGCATTTGAGAATTCCTCGGCCTTGTCAAGATTGGGGAAGGCAGGCGCGAATGCACCGATGTCTTCGTTGCCCATGAAGACGACGTAGCTTGTGACTGGGAGCTTCATGTTTTGTTTGAACCCAGGCCATGGTAGCAAACCGAGCGACCCAGCGTCCTTACGCAAAGATTAAGTCTCAAATGAGACTAAGCCGACATCACAATGGGACCGCTCTTGAAGTACATCGCCGGGTTGTTCTGGATCGTGCGATCAGCGTCCTCGTGATCAGTGATTTTGATCACTTCGCTACGTCCGGTTGGTCCCTGGCAGAGAACTGCCCAGACCAGTTTGGTGGATTTTTCTTGGTTCATTTCCATCGCTTTTTTATCTCTCGCGTACTTCATTGTGCAGGGTATAAATCTACACTGTGCATGGGTTGGGCACAATAAAAAACCATTGCTACGACTGGGGTTTGGACACCCAATGTAGCAATGGTTTGTAGCGCTCAGGCGAAGAAAACCTTAAGTTTCTTCAGATCCAGAGATCGTCGTCATCGAGCCAGTTGTCTTCGACGAAAAGGTTGTTCTTTGGTTGGGGCGCTTGGTGCATCAGGGACGACAGGGCGGCGATCTTGGTCAGGTCGCCACGGCCGCAGAGAGCCTGACCGATCTGAGCGTCCAGCATGTTGCGGACTTGATTTTGTGGTGTAAACAGAGCCATGGTTGAGTGTGCGTGTGGGTTTGATCGAGGACGGGCAGAGCAGGGGGTTTGTGCTTTGCCACGACCCAAACATAGACGATTTCTGGTCGGTTCTGGTTATCGTTGTTACTTTTTAATATAAGTAAAACTTATGAGCCCCTACCAGCGGTACATGTACGGATAGAAGTTGTACGTCGACTCAACAACTTGCGGCGAATACATCGCCTGACACGCCGGCGCCACGATCTGGGGAATAGGACCAGACGCATTGATCAATGCAGCAGCCGCCATCTGACAACTGAGTTGAATGATTTGTGAAGGGAACATGGCGGTGTGTGCGCTTCCTCCGCCATCATAGACCCCCACGGCGGCCCAATTTATCAGGATTTCTAATATTTACCGTTTACCAGGATTCTTGATATCGCCTAACTCGGTCTCATTGTGAGACTTATGTGTCTTACGGACAGTGCAGTAGGTAATTCCACCTCTGACTCGGATCGGTGTACCGGACAACCGAACAGTTCTTATAAGTATCGACAACCTCGAACTTCTGATATTTTTCTACGATTACAGCTTCTCGATCAGCTTTATCCGCTGTACCGAAAATTCCGTACAGAAGAAGAACAAAGCCTGGAACAATGATGAACCAGGCCACAATTTTTCTTTCTTTGTCCCACATGATCAGTCGGCGTCGTACGACTCACGTTCAAACACAGGGTCCGCTTGCACCGTTGGGACCTCCGGTTCGAAGTGAACCATGATCGTGTCGAGCAACTCCATAGTCTGGTCCAGACCGAGCTCCTGTTCCCCATGGATGTGATCGATGAAGAGCGGATCTTCCATGAGGTCATCGAGTGTTTCGTACACTGCGTTGAGTGACTGGTAGATCTGTTTGAATCGGTTTTCAAACGAAGAATCGGACGCCATGGTTTTGACGGTGAGTGTGTACAGATTCACTGCAGCTTAGCGGAGGTTACTTTTGCTGTCCACTTTCCTCTGGTGTGGGTCCTGTGATCGTCAGTGTGTTTGGTCCATTCTTGTACCACGGGGCACTGATCTGTAACGTCCCTCCCAGAAGCTCCTGAGCCTTGGAGCCATCAGGCTTGTGCTCAGTGATGATGGGTTTGACGTACTTCTCGTCGTCGATCCGCTTCCAACCTTCCTTGATCTCTTCGATCTGTTTGTCGACCCGTTCCATGGTTCGTTCTGTTTTCCAGATGACCCAGTCGGGGAAGCAGTGAGTGCGGATCAGTTTGACGATCCTGTTGTTATACCAACGGGAATCGAAATCGATTAAGAGGTTTGTCACCTCATAAGCGACAGCATTCCAGATGTTGTAATTCATTTGGGACGAGGTATATGCATCATCCTACGTCTGTTCGTCAGTAAGTTCCATCTTTACGCCTTCACTGGTTTGGATGACACGAAGGCGATTCATGAAGTCGGATAGATCGAAGTCTTCGGTTAACTTGAAGTTAATGAGGTAGTCGATCATTTTTTGTTCGACAATGTGGCTGTCGATGTTGGTGATGCTGTAGTGGTAGCCATCGTCGGTGACGAAACTTCCGTAGAACCCCATGCCAGAGCGATCAGCCGTTTCTCTTGACCTGGCGAGAAACTTCATTGCCTTGAGGTATTTGGGGTTGATGCTTTCTTGATTGGCGAGATCCTTACTTGGGTCAAGGTCTTTTTTGTGGTTCTCCATGAATTGATCGACCAGAACTTTGTTTTGATGGCGAAAGATGTGAAAGCAGGGAGATTTCATGGTGGTGCGTGTGTTGGGTGTTCTTATTGATAATGCAATTGAGAATCAAGAAGCCCTCTTCTTTCT